GGTATATGCCTAGATCACTTTGTTAATATACAAGGGCGAGTTGTCCCGCCCTCGTTGAAATTTATTTATTATCCAAATACAACGCCAGTTAATACTGCAGCTGATCCAGAACTTGAACCTGCTGTTGTTGTAAGTGTGTTAACATCAGAACCAGTTTTCTTAATAGCAGTTCCGAAGATCGCACTTGAACCGTCAGCACCTGCTGCCGCTGATCCACCCATGTGATCTGCATCCGCAGCTGTTACTGTAGTTCCGTTTCCGTCAACTACTGCTGAAGTACCATCTGTTCCCATTGCGTATGTACCAGAAAGGTCTGCAATGTAACCACCTGCAACTGCAGCTGATGGTATTCTACCTCTGAATGTAATTTTGTTTGTACCTGAACCTGAGTAGTACTGAAGTTTCATTGTAGCATCAGATGCCATATCAGTTGGTCCTAAACATTGTACAACAACGTTTACTTTGTTTGAAATTGTGTTATCAGCTGTTGCTGCCGCTGATGTTACTGTAACATTTTCGTCAAATGTGTACACTAAATCGAAGTCAGCTGTACCATCGTGAGCGTAAGTACCAGCTTCAAAGTCAACAGACAATATGTTAGCTGCACCAAGTGCCGCTGACAATCCGCCCATTGCGACTAATATTTCCGGATCAGCTGACGTATTGTCATTGCCGCTTGCCGGTGTTCCTGCTTTAAGTTCCCATCCTCTAGTAGTAGCAATGCAATCTTCTCTCTTGCCACCAGCGCCTTCGGCACCGTCACCTTTTAAAAAAACAGGTCTGCTATCAGCAGATGTAGATTTTTTCCATAATCCCATTTTTTTCTCCTTATTAATAAGTAATGTATGTAATATTACCTTACTATTTATATCCTAATTTTTTTAGCTGTGCTATAGTTTGCCCTACTGATTTGTGTAAAATACCAGTCCCACCAGCAGCTTTCCATTCTGCGATGTTCTTTTGTAAATCATCAATCAATAAGTTCCCTTTAGCATACTGTTTTTTATCACGTCTTCGCACTAAATTAATTCGACTAGTATCAGTCATACGTAAGTTCTTTCTTAACCACGCTAACTTACCTGGTCGACAGTTTGGATCTCGTCTAGCGACTGCCGATAATATGTTTGGATTGTAAGGTCGAATGTAGTTATAGAGTTTCAATGCTTGTGGCATCATAGGGAGTGTACTCCAAAACTTTCTATTCCTTACAATCGGTTTCCATTTATCATCGGACAGTGGTGAATCTAACCAATCTTGTACAGAATTATATCCTGCTTTTTGTAGTTCAGATTCCATCTTCTTTAGTCCACCATGAAAGTCAGCAACAACACCATCCATATCACAGTAGATAGTAGGTAGGTCTTTGTTCTCACTAAAGTGTGTAACTAGAGAGTCAGCTCTAAACTGTCCAAACGTTTTATTCATTATCTTTTAGTTCTCAATCTGTTAATTTTCATCGCATTGTAACCATGTTTACCAATTAGTTTATTCACTGCTACAGGAGATACAAATTTAATATCTGCCTTTACAAGTTGTTCTAATTCACCTTTACCGTACGATGGTCCATCTAAATGTTTAGATAGAGCATTTGCTTTGCTAGTTGAAATGACATTGATCTTAGAAAATTCTTTCTTCAATCTATCGATCTGCATAGATGTAAACTGTTCGTTTACTTTTTCTTTTTTGCCATTCTTCTCAGCCTTTTTCTTCTTGTCAAGTATTGACTGAGCAATACCAACACGAAGTGGAATCTCACCTGTATCAGGATTAGGTTCTACAGTTGTTTCAGCATCTTTCTTTTTAACTTCAAGGTCTTTCTTTTGTAACTCACCTTTTAGTTTTTCGATTTCTGCTTTTAACTTTTCAACTTCTCCAGATTGTTCAGGCTTCTGTTCCTTGTTTTCTTCTTGTTCTTCGTCACCGCCATCTTTTGGTAAGACTTCTACAGGAGACTTTTTCTTATCTTCTTTTTCTTTGTCTTCTGGTTTCTTCATCTCAGCTTCTTGTACTGATTTGTAAGTCTCGTACCAAGTTTTAACTGCGCCGAAATCTTTTAGTTCAGCCATGTTACTTGTCCTTTTTGTGATAAGAAGCTTTCATATGCTTGTCAGCTTTCATGTGATAAGATGCTTTCTTCATACCGTAAGATGCTTTTAAATGTGGATAAGGTTTGTCACCTTTTGATCCTTTGTCTGCTTCTTTAGTAGGCATTACTTCTTCTTCTTTTGCTTCTTTATCTTTTTTCTTTTTGTCAATATGTTTTTGCAATGCAGGTGGTAGTTCGCCTTCGCTTACTTTATTTTTCTCTGCAAGATCAGCTGCGTTCTTCCATGCTTTCATTAACATGTCTCTTACTGTTTCTCTTACAGATTTTTTAACTGGCGATTCTTCACCGTCTTTTGATTTTAACTTCTTGTTCATGTCAGCAGCTTTATCATCCATTGCTTCGTTCTTACCCTTGTAGTTCTTGTCAACGTAGTCGAAGAACTTTTTCTTTTCTTCGTCTGATTTAAAATCTGCTGGTGAGTTAACACCAAATTTTTTCATTGCAGCGTTGAATACTTTCTTGTATGCTTCGCTTTCACTTTTCATATCAAATACTTCTGGTTTACTAGGTGCCTCGTTGATCTTTGCAACGATGTCCTCTAGTGTGCCACTTTTTCTACCGAAGTAAGTAGCATTTCCTTTAAATAGTCCGTTTGCCATTTTTTCTCTCCCTTAAACTTTCATGTTTAAATTTCGTTTTTTAACTGAGTGAACTTTGCCACCCTTTTTCTTTATAAAATCGACATAGATATCTTTGTCATGTTCTTTTTTAAACACAACAACTGATCTGTCTTTATCACCTCTATAAGAAAACGTAATGACGTAAGCATCCATAAACACTTCGTCAATCTGTTCTTCTTCTTTCATTCCTAATTTTTTCTTAACCATATTAGTTGCTGTTGCATATCTAACAGCGTCACCTTTTTCTTTTCCATAACGGTCTTTGAAATCTTTCTTAGGTAAATCATCTGCTGTCTTATGTACCATTTTAATTTGTTTTTTGGTTAAGTCAGCTTCTGTTACACTTTCTTTTTTCAATTTATCAAGCATATCATAATATCTAATTATTTCTCTATTTCTAATATGCCTTAATGCTTTTTCTACACTAACCTTTTTAGATACTAAATCTTTCACTATTGTTTTATCTTTTGGTGATAGTTTTTTATATCTTAAAGATTGGTCTTTACTTACAACACCTAAGTCTTTATCATGTACTGTAGGATTAAAAGCACTAGAACCCTCATCCAAATGCCAAGTTGATCTGTATCTAGTTGTCATTAGTTGTCTACCTTTGCTCCAGCTCTCCACTGGTAACACGACCAATATCTTGCTTTTGTTTTTGGTCCTGGGTTATCACAATTATGTCTGGCTCTAAAAGATTTACGTCTTGCTGGGTCATCTCTTTTAATTGATAAACCAGTTGTATCACCGAATGATACTTTCTTTATCTTATCGCCATCTTTTACATAAACATAAAACTTCTTAGAACCACCTCTGATAGGGTCGTTTAGTTTTACTTTTTTACCTTGGTATTCTGCTTCTTGTATACCTTCTTGTTCATGTTCATAGATAACTTCGTCTGATTTTTTATCTATGTCTTCAAATTGTTTTAATGTTTTCATTATGCTAAGTCCTTATCATGGTTTAAGTTACCTTTTTTTCTTTTAACTATAAACGCATTAACTCTAGCGTAACCCCATTGTTGTGGAGTTGTACCAGGTCTATGTCCAGTCTTCCATGCAGCCATACCTCTGTCATAAACTTTCTTTAGTGTGCCATATGAGATACCAGACTTGTCTGCTTTCTTTTGAAGAGCATCTAATTTCTCAGACATTGCTTTCTGAGTTTTCTCCATCATCTTGTTAACAACTTTACCTAATTGTTCTTCCCAAGTATCGCCATATCTTTTTTGATACTTAGCAATAGTTGCTTCACTCTCTGCCCATTCTTTAATATCTTTTAAATGTATTCCATATTCCACTGGATCAAACTTGCCCATGTGTGGTGCCATTGCAAATTTATTTGCTTTCTCTTTTGGCGTAATCTTTTTAGCATGGTTAGCATAATCTTTTCCGATTTCAACTGCTTCACCTTGTGCTCGTTTAATCTGTTGTTGAGTAGGTGCGCCTTTCTCACCTTTCTTTCTCATTGGTCTGCCTTCTTTTCTTTTCTTATGAATGTTCGCCCAAAGGCCAGGTCGACTTTCATTCACTTCACCGTACATCTTTTTAAATTGTTTAGTGTATGTACTTGGTTTCGTTTTCGCATCTTTATCACCAGGTGCTGGTTTGTATGCGTTCGGATTATCATCATCCATCTTAGCGCCTTTCTTAAAGTGAGCTGCCCTTTTATCTTTAGTTTTTTTAGACACTCCCTTATAATATTTTTTAGGTTGTGTACCAGGTTTATCATCTACATCAGGATCCTGTTTAACTTTAACGTCTTCTAAGTAGTCGTCATCGTCATCGTCTAATGTATCAGAATTTTTCTGTAACACAACGTCTTTTACTTTTTCTTTTTGTACGTCTGTTGATTCCATCATTTCTATTTGTGCATCATCTACAGCACAACATTCATGTAACCAAGCTTTCTTAACTCCACCGTCTTCCATTTCATATACGAGATAGTTGGTTCCCCTTTTAATGATTTTACCAATAGAACAATCATTCATATTTTCTACATAATCACCGATCTCAAATATATTTTCTTCAATATATTCTTGTCTTAGTTCTTGTTTTTCAAAGTCTTCTAAACTCATTATAGGTTTCATTTGAACTCCAAATCCTTTTTGTGATTTAATGCCCATTGCTGTTCTTAAATCTTTAAATAGTTTCTTTCCATCTGCGTCTTTCATTTTGACTGGCAGACCTCTTCTAAAGCTGTTATAGTCTCCTCTAACAGCATACAATCTCATTTTAGTACCTGATATTCCAGAAGTACCTTGTGCGTCAGGATCTCTTTCGCCAGCACTAACTACCTCTGTCTTATCAAAGTTAAAATCTTTTCCATTATATTGTGTAATTAATCTTTTAAATTCACTCACACGATCACTACCTGCAATCATATAAACATCTGAATACTTTCTATCTAAAGCATTCTTTAATACTTCCATAAACGTTCTAGTGTTACCACCTGCGGCAACAAACTTTATGTTTCTGTATAAAGGTTGTAGATACTTAATCTTTGTTCGTGCATCTAAAGGATTCTTTGTTCTATCCTGAGATGCACTTACATAGATGATACCATCACCTTTAATTCTTCTGGCAGTCGCTTCTACTTTCTGGATCAGTTTTTCATGTCCAGCAGTAGGTGGGTTCATACGACCAAAAGCAAATGCTACTGCCTTAGGTCTTTTACCCTTTGCCAAAAATTCTTTTAGTGTCTTCTTCATCTTCCTAATTTTTTACTACGTCCTAATGGTAGAGTTTGTCTCTTTGTATATACTCCACCTTTTTTTGCTTCCCATTCCACTGTTACTTCTTTTGCCTTTGTGTTGTTTTGAAAAGACTTAACTGCTTTTCTAAACGACATTGATTCAATATTCTTAGGCTCTTCACCTGTTTCATAAAATGTATATTGTCTTAACTTGCTCATGCTACTTTACTTGTTCCTTTATCCCAACGTTTTGCAGCTGTGAAATTAGCTGCAGAAAACTCTAGTCGATCAACTAACTTTCTCGCTGTACCTTTACCATCAACTACTACGTAACCTTCTGGATTAGTTACTTCTAATCCGTTACCTTTGACAACAAATGTACCAATCGATGTTGCTTTGTTTAGTTTATCAACAA